TCAACACCAAATGAATATATAAGTGGAATCTGTTTTTTACTAACCCTGAATGGTTTTTTAAAGATTTACCAGAGACTACAGATTTTGGTAAAAGAAATAAAATATCCAAAGAGATAGCTATGCTACCTGTTTATGATGCAGAAATATTATGAGTAAAAATAAACACACAGAGAGAAAGAATATGCCAGTTTATACTGGTGTGATTAAATACTTCCCAAATGCACTTAAGTATGTAAGTAAAGTTAGTTTAGCAGGAAACAATCAACATCATCCTGATAAACCACTTCACTGGGATAAAAGTAAGAGTACAGATCATTTAGACGCATTGACAAGACATCTAATTGATGCTGATAAAATAGACGATGATGGATTACTTCATCTGGGAAAAGTAGCTTGGAGAGCTTTAGCTGCACTTGAAGATAAATTAGAAAATAGTAAATAATATGAAGGTAAGAGTTGTAAGAAAAAATAGACTAAAAAAAATGACTGATGAATATTCTGAAATTGTAAATTCTGAATATGAAAAAAGAGGACATTACTTTACAAAAAACAAAGATGGTGAATATGTATTTGAGAATTTTAATTCTAAATGGGATAAGTTGAATGAAATATATAAAGAATCAAAGAAATGAATTATAGGAAAAAGTATGAATTACATCATAATATAAAATTAACTAAAGATTATGATGTTCATCATATAGATTGGAATCATCAAAACGATGATATAGATAATTTAATACATATTCCAAGATTAGTTCACGTAGTGATTCATCAAACTGGATATTTGAATAGAGAAGAAATAAATAATTTAGTAGAGCTGTATAATAAAAACATAAAAAATGCCAATACCTAAACCCACACCAACAGAAACAGAAAAAGAATTTCTACAAAGATGTATGGCTGATCCTACAATGGTATCAGAATATAAAGATACAGACCAGAGATATGCTGTATGTAGAAGTAAATATTATAATAAATAATTGCTTGTTAATTAAATGTTTATTATATTAGCTTTATGATTAGACTATTAGACGGTAAAGAATGGGAAAAGAAAGAGTTGTTAGACAGAATGGATGACGATAATTTTTATTATGGTTATCTTGGTGAAGCAGCTCTATCTTCAAGTAGTATAAAGAGTTTATACGAATCTCCTGTTAAATATAAAGCATATCTTGCAAAAGATAGTGGTGATGTTCCAGCTCTTAGAGAAGGAAGATTATTTCATATGTTACTATTAGAATATGGTAAAATACCTGATAAATATATTTTTGTAGATGCAAGTTCTCGTAATACAAATATGTTTAAGGAAGCTAAGTTAGACAATCCTGGTGTAGAAGTTATGCTAAATAAAGAGCTTAGATCAATGAGTTATTTGGTATCTAAGATAGAAGCTAACTATGAAGCAAGTCAACTGCTTAGAGGAGGACTTGAAGAAGTAGCAGGAATAGGAGAAATAAATGATTTACCCTTTAGAGGTAAAGCAGATTACTTAAGAACAGATATGATTGTTGATGTAAAGACAACAAGTGATTTGTCTTCTTGGGTTTATTCTGCAAGATATAAATGGCATTATGACGTTCAAGCATATATTTATATGCAACTATTTAATGTACAAAACTTTGTATTTTTAGTTATAGATAAAAGCACTGGTGAGATTGGTATATATGAATGTAGTGAGGAGTCTTTGGAGAAAGGAAAAAAGAAGGTAGAAGTTGCTTGTAATAATTATAGAAAGTATTTCTATGATAAGACTGAAAATGTAAATGAATACGTCAGAAAAGGATATATATAAAAAAAAGATTGAGAAGAGTTATTTTTTAACATTGAATGATTTATTAATGGGTGTTACATACGAAGAACTTATACAAGATATGTATGAATTTGAAGGCAAAGAAATGTATGAGTTTTGTGCAGGAATAAAAAAAGCTCTTTTATACGCAGAAGAAAAAACATATAAAGAAATTAAATTAGAAATAGAAAATTATGAATCAAGAAATCAATCCATTGAGTATTAGTTTACTGGACATTAAAAGGTATGTCCAAAAAGAATTAAAGTTAGATATAGCAAAGAATACAAGAAAAAGAGAATATGTTTATGCAAGAGCTATTTATTTTAAATTAGCTAAAGAGTTTGCACACGAAACATTATCAAGTATAGGAGAATCTGTAGGTAGAGATCACGCATCAGTAATACACGGATTATATGTATTTGATGTTATAGCACTTCATAAAGACAGCATACTAAGTTCATATTCTAAGATTAGAAACAGATTATTCTTAGAAACAGAAGATGACTTAAGAAAATATAATAGAGAGAACTATTATAAAATTAAATATGAACAACTTCTTGAAGAACATCAAGAACTACAAGAAAAGTATGACTTAAAATATGAAACGCAGGACACCATCACAAATTGAAGAATATAAAAAGAAGTGGGGTTTACCTCCTTATGGTGGATTGTATGATCAGTCTGCAGCAAGATGGTGTTTAGAAAGAGGATATAAAATATATCCTGAACCACTTCCAGGATGTACAGGAAGATGCGTAAAGTTTAATTTAGTAGTAGATTATAAAGGAGTAAAAAAGAAAGGAACTAAAGTATATAGTGATAAAGAATGGTCAGATGCTATTTGGAGTATATATAAGTTCTTATACGAAAAAAATGGGAAGAAAACCAAAACAGTATAAATATGTCAAAGAGACTGACGGAAGAAGAAACAATGGGCGAAAGCAAGGCGTTAGAAACGTACCTGTTGTACGACCCACATCTTCTGCTGCTCTTAACGATGCCAAGCGAAAACGAGTCGGAATCTACGCTCTTAACGCAATGGCTAAAGTATTCGGATCAGAAGAAGAAGCTTGGGAATCATTAGCAGAACAAGCTAAGAGTTCTTTTCCTCATTTAAAATTACTCTTTGAATATAAATATGGTAAGCCACTTGATAAACCAGAAGAGAAACAACAAAAGGTTAATATCAATATAAAGAATCTATTTACAGGCAGCCAAGAAGAAGACAATACAATAGAATTAGATACAGATGAAGACTCTGAATAGTTTATCTGGTGGTAAAACTTCTTCCTATATAGCTGTTCATTATCCAGCCACTTATAATGTATTTGCTTTAGTTACAACAAGAGATAAGTCTTGTTTGTTTCCTGATAAAAAATTAAGGCAAAAGGTTTCAGACAAACTAAACAGAGAATTTATAGGTACACTTGAAGATGATATTATCATACACACTATGTTTGATTTAGAACAATATATAGGACAAGAAATCAACTGGGTCTGTGGAGATTATTTTGATGACATAATAATTAAAGGTGACAACAGATATCTTCCAAATGTCACACAAAGGTTTTGCACAACTGAATTAAAATTAAAACCTATATATGAATGGTGGAAAACTAATGTAAGAGAAGTTGTTAGAGTTAGAATAGGGTATAGAGCTAATGAAACAAGGAGAGCTAAAACTATGTTAAAGAAGGTTAATGATAATGGAAATTTGGAAATGAAAGATGTTATAGGAAAAAGAAAAACACAAAATAAATGGGCAAACATAGAATGGCAAAAACCAGAATTTCCTTTAATAGAAGATAATATATATAAAGACCAAATAGAATCTTTTTGGAAAAATAAAGATGTTAGATTTGCTTATATGAATAATTGTGTAGGTTGTTTTCATAGAAACGAAATATTGTTAAAGTTTATGTCTGATAAACATCCTAATAAATTCGATTGGTTTTCTAATCAAGAGTATGACAAGGATAAAAAAATTACATTTAAAAATGGTGTAACATACGCAGAGATAAAAAAGACACAATTACAATATCAATTGTTTGAGTCTGACTTTACAGAATGTGACAGCGGTTATTGTGGGATATAGTATATGAATAAACCTAAATTAAATAGTAAATACAATGCTCTTGGTAATGATACCAGGTACTTTGTAATAACAGGAGGTAGAGGAAGTGGTAAATCATTCGCTATAACCACATTTTTAGCGTTTCTAACGTTTGAACAGGGACATAAGATACTTTTTACTCGTTATACAATGATATCTGCTGCCAATTCGATTATTCCAGAGTTTTTAGAAAAGTTAGAACTGTATAATATTTTAGATCATTTTAGAATAACTAAAGATGAAATCTTAAACATAAGCACTGGTAGTTCTATAATGTTTAAAGGTATTAGAACTTCAGCAGGTAATCAAACAGCAGCTCTAAAGTCTATTAGTGGGATTACTACTTGGGTACTTGATGAAGCAGAAGAGCTGACAAAAGAAGAAGACTTTGATAAGATAGATCAGTCAGTTAGAAGTAAGTCTAAACCTAATAGAGTTATGATGATACTAAATCCAACTACAAAAGAGCATTGGATATATCAAAGATTCTTTGCAGGTAAAGGAGTGAATCCTGGAACTAATGATTGGAAAGATAA